AATGTCAGTCTTGTGTCTTGTCATTTGTCCAGTAACGCGACCAAAGCATTTCTTTTTTGCGTTTGGCGTAACGCTCGACAAGCCACTTCGTTGATCGCTCCATGCCGCCAGCGCAAACCCACCACTCTTTCTTCGAGTAGTGCGGCACGAACATCACATCGCCAAGCATATAAACGGGCTGTTCAATCACTTCTTGTTTTTCTTCACTCACAACGATCCCTCTCACTAAGAAAATCAGAAACACGCGCTGTCCATGTCAGATGGTCAACGCGACAGGAATAAATCTTATAAGAAATGTTTTCCCTCAGATCCATCACGCGCTCAACGCATTGATGGATTTGCTTTTCAAATGACTCGTCACCTTGCCCGTGCTCATAACAAGCAACGGATGGATTGACACTTTCTTCATTCAAATTGCTCATGACGGGTCGATTCATCATAAGCGCTGTACACATGCGATCATGTGGCGATGAATCCCAATTCGCATCAAAGTTAACTAAGCCGGCATAGTGCTGGACCATCACGCCAAGCGCTGCATGGGGTTGCTGTCCCACATAACGCCAATTGTCCACCTCGCCAAAATGTTCAAACCAACCAGTGCCAGCAATATCAACGGGCTTACCTTTGAGCGCTGACATCACACGCAATCTTCGATGGCGTTTCATGGCTGCATCCAACTTGCAGTAAGCATCAAGCAACAATGGCTCTTCGAGCAATCGTTGATATTCATCATTGATGTTCATTACATGGCTAAGAACGTTCCAATGGCTTTCGCTAAAACTTTTCTCTGGGTAGAACAATTCAACGTCATCTTTGAGATCAATCGTTTGGCGAACCTCGGCTACGGTTTCTTTGAGCGTGTCTTTAATCGTTGCAAGCTCATTGCCAACGCCGCCAAACACCAACAAGCGATCAGGAAACATAGGTTCTTCTTGAATCGGTGGCGCTGCAAACGCTCCAAATCCCATGCCTGGCGCTTTGATGTCCATGTAAATCGGTGTGACTTCATCAGCAAACACGATATTCAGCGCACCCTTTTCGCGTGACTTTTTGATATACGCTTTGACTTCAGGCACGCGATTCAAATCGTTATGAAATGAATCAATGACGTAATACGTCACGCGCTTACCCATGTCTGCTGCCGCTTCCCAAAGGTAAACATCACCCAACTTCACCTTAAGCGGTAATGCGCCAACAATGAAAAGCTCATCAATACTCAATAAAGTTCCTATACCGGCAAATTGCCGGTCTAAATCTTGATTGACATTGACAATGTGTGGCTCAAATCCGCAAGCCGCAAAACCCACTGCGATTTGGCGAGCAAAGTTTTCTGTCACCCCTGTCGGATGCGCGTTTGTCATCACAACAATTCTTCTTGTTGTTTTCATGCGCCAACTCCAAACCATTGTTTTGCGTACTGTGGCCTGTTCTCCACGATCCATGGCGCTGCATCGCCAACCAGTTGCTTGACATCCGTTCCAACGGTTTGCGATCCAGCGTGATGCACATACGCGCGCGACACGAAATGCTTAAAACCTTTCTCTCGCAAGTCAGCACAAATCACATCATCGCTAAACCAATTGATCGGCGGGAAACGGCACTCGGCAAACGCTTTAGCTGATAAGTAAGCAAAGATCGGGCTGATCACATCCACGGGTTTGATGGCGTCTTCACTCTTCCAACGGCACATCTCAATACCGTCACCCTCGTTTCGTGGCACTCGGATGTTTTGTGGCGGACGAACAAAATCACTTCTTGCCGCCACGAAACCAAGGTTCTTGCAAACCTTTTTCAGTGCTTGAACGTCATTGAGTATTAACGCCATCGTTGTTGGAGTCAGCACGATGTCATCGTTGGCGACAATAAACCCTTCATCGTCACCAGCAAATGCGTCAATCGCTGCGTTGTAGTCATCGCCAAAGTTCCCATGGACGCCTTGGAAGATGCAGATCTGTACGCCCTTGGCGTAGTGAAACACGCTGCTTTTCATGACGTGAAGCGACTGGCTTCCTGTTGTTGAAACAATGATCTTCATGCTGGCCAATGCCCAATGCGTCGCAAACACTCAATGGCGCGCCTTCGCACTACGGCATCTTGAAATCGCCCGTATTGCTCCAAACCTTTGAGCGTTTCAATGCAATCGTTCAAATCTTCAAGCGCATGTGAATACTTGCTCTCAAGATCACTAACCGTCTTGGCGCGTTTCTTTGGCGCTTCGGGTTGTTGATCATCAATCGTGAATTCATCCATAAAGCGGTTCCTTATAGGTTTGTGGAAACGGCGTAACAACTGAATCATAATCTTCAAAGTTGCGCAGCATTTGCAACTTTCGTATGAGTTCGGCTTTGAAATTCCATGCGCCGATAATGAACAAACACTTTTCGCGCAACTGTGCTACGTTGTTTAAAGGAATGATTTGTTGCGTGGAGTTCGGCAGAAATTTGCCAATCTTCATGGGCGATTCATCCACAATGACGTGAGGATCATCATTAACGGCTTGCATCAACGTCACGGCTTTGGCGGCACACCCAACCATCACCACGATATAGCCATCACGCTTGGCCTGTTTGATGATTGATCGCATGGATTGAATATTGCGCGTCACGGCATCCGTGAAACGCGCACCGTCAGCAAATGAATAACGCTTGATGCTTCCTACATTCCAGCGCCCTTCCTCGAAGCGCTCTGGGTCTGGATAAGCATCGCGCTTGCATACCGCGGCAAGCATTGATCCGCCATGAACGCTAACGCATTGCGTCCACGCCACACGCATGTTGGCGTGCGAGCAGGCAATGTTGAACGAAGTGATGGTGAAGAATGAAAAATGTTCGTGATAAATCGTATCGTATTCGCCGTTTTCCAGCATGTGCATTTGGCTTACTTGAATGAACGCCACACCATCATCTTCAAGCGCATCATGAATGCCTTTTAAGAAGTCAATCGGCTTATCGTTATGCGCCAACACGTTCATGGCGATAATCACGCCGTACTTTTGATTGCCTGTATCGAATGGCCAATAGTCTTGCGTGACATATACACCCTTGGCGGCTGACTGCGCCACCAGGTTCTTGGCAGGCTCTACACCTTCGACGTACTTGCAACCTCGGTCTTTAAGTTTTCTTAGTAACGTTCCATCATTTGATGCTATCTCTAAGATAGCTTGATCTTCATAGTGACGCGCCACGTTACTAGCGAACCAATCAAAGTATTCGTTGAGCGTATTGCTCGTGCCACTAACGTACAAGTATTTGTCAAACAGCGCTTTGGCGTCGTAAGCAACTTTCTGCATAACGTGCGTACAGTCTTTGCACATTTGCGCTGCCAACTGCGCGCATTGAATGAATGTGTTTGGGTGGTCTTGCAAAGCGTTTGCCGGTGGTTGATCGCCAAGGTCAAAGATAGTTTTCATATCGCGTGACTGGCAAACAAGGCATTCAGTAATTCGTTTCATAGGCTCGTTTGAAGTGTTCGCATCGCTCTGCAAGTGAGAACAACTGCGGAATTGTCGGGAGCGAGAACGAATAAGTGCCATCATCCTCGCCAAATGCCACTGGGACTTTGTGAGCATGTGCAACCTCATGGGCAAGCTCGCCAATAGTGAGTGAATAAGAGGCAACAGGAATCAACCCCTGCACCTGATCGTCATCCATGATTTCTAAGATGCGATCCGCCAAATCGTCATGAAATAAGATGCTTCGCATGGCGCTTGGATTCGTAACGCGCACAACACCTTGTTCTATAGCTGAACGGTTCATCGCATTGAAGATCAAATGCCATCGCATCCTTGGCGACCAACCGCTGACCGTTCCCATCCGTAAACCAACAACACGCTTTCCCATGTATTTCGCCACCAAGTCGAATGACAACTTGGAAGCGTCATAAGCGTTTTCGCGCTGCTCATCAGCAATTACACTTGGCGATGTGTCGCGTTTTGACAATAACGAACCCGTTGAAGCGTAGATCAAGCGCGTGTGCGGTTTGATGCGCTCAAGAAGGCTTAGTGGAAATACAACGTTTTCTGCGATGGCGCGTAACGGTTCCATCTTGGCGTCAGCAACGTTTGACGTTCCGGCGAAGAACAAGATCTCATCAAACGCTGCAAGCACTGACGTTTGCATGTCTAAATAATCCATGCCCGTCTTCAGATCACACGCGACAACATTCACTTCGCCGGCAATGTTGGCAACTAACTGACTGCCAACATAACCTTCCGACCCGATAACCAAAACGCGCTTCATCGAATCTTCTCAAGCGTTGCCAACGCTGCACGCTTCACTTCATCGCTGATGGCGTAACCATAGTCATCAGGACTCGTTAAATGGCCAATGAATTGACGCGCAACGCGCAACTTGTTATCCGATTCAGCCGCCAATTGGCGTGTGTATCGCAACAACTCTTTTAGGTTTTCAATCTCTTGTGTGCTCATCCATAACTCCATAAAGACCAATCAAAGCGGCATCAGCGCGCCCATCATCCTTTTTGCGCGAGAACGCCGACGCGTGTTGCGGAAACATTTGTTGCGCTAATGCCCTTGCGCCATCCTTGCCGCCTGTAAGGCGCACCTTGCGCTGCCAGGTTAGCGGCTGCACAAAGTGATAAGGAATCTGCAAAGATGCAAGCACGCCTTCGATGTTTCCAAGCGACCTTCCAAAACTAAACATCGAAACGACACCTTGGCCAGGCATGGCGGACACTTGTTCAATGTAAGCAGTCACGTCATGCTCAATCGTTAATGCCGCCAAATGTGTGTGTAGCTCGTGTGGCGACACAAAGTTTTTGACTGCCTTTCCAACTTGGCGCTGCACCAATGGCATGTCAATCACATCGACAAGTTTTTTACCGTCCAGCGTGGCAATGCCACCGCTAATACCAGGATCAATGCCAACAATGAGTTTTTTCATAACTTTCCATTTATCACCTTAAAACGGAAAGTGTCCACCTTTTTCCGACGAACGGCAAAAAAAAGACCCGCGAGCGGCGGGTCGAAGAACCAACAGGAGGGAGTTCCGGTTTGATTTTACGCTACTGAAGCAATCCTGCAAGTCTTTTCTCTTCGTCTGACATGGTGTCGGCAGTGCCAGAAACGTCAAGGCGGAATGGCTGTGTTGGCGCCGCCGCTTGACCTGTTAACTGTCCAAGCGCTCCGCCTACCATGGGCCTTACATTTGCTCGATTAACCTCGGCCCTTGCCATCGCCTCTTGTTGCGAAGCAAGCCTTTTCATCAATGCGTCTAGCGATTGCGGTGTCAACGGCGTGAGCAACTCACGGCCAAGTATGTCAGCAACATCACCAACATTGCCTGCTCCACGCTGCATGGCTCGACCAAGAATCTGTGATGCAATCGGTTGTAAGTTTCCTTGGATAATGGCAGATCCAACAGCGGCGCCCGTTGGCCCTGCTTGCTCTGCCATTTCAGCGGTTAATGGAGCAGTCCTAGACCCTGCCAACACGCGATTACGAACCTCGGTAAATCGAGCCTCTTCGCCAAGCTGATTCTTAAACGTGTTAAACGATTGATCGTCTGGGAATGCCGAGCGCAACCTTCCAAGCGTTTGTGTGTTGTCGAACAGTCGCGTTACATCCCTGGCTGTACCAAACTCACGGGTAATGCGATCGGCTTGAATCTTGGCGGCATCAACGACACCGGCTCTAAACATGTTTCGTTCCATGTCTGTCAGCTTATTGAAGTCAGCCGCCACTTCGCGCCAATCGTTTTCAGGCATCGTAAAGATTTTTCTGCCTTGTTCGATGGCGTCCTTAAGCGCTGCGTCGCCAGCAAAAACAGCGCGAGCGTCACGATAGCTTGGCACCAACTCATCTAAGCGATTAAGGAATTCGTTTTTGGCGTTGCGTATGACGCGCGCTTCAGTTGATCCAAATCCTTCTTTGGTTTGCTTGGCGTTGATCACATCATCTAAGCCGCGTTTCATCCAATCAAGCACCTTGACGTTTGGCAAGTCCTCAAGATCGCCATAAACTGGCAGGCCATCTTCGTCATAAATAGGTCTGCCGTTACCGTCAGTCTTGAAACGATAAATCTGAGGTAGCGATTCGCCCTCGTTAGCCGCCATGCTAACAGCGCGAGCGTAAGCCTTTTTGAATGCTGGCCTGTCAAGATATTTCAGCAACTCTTTATCGTTTAACACGCCAACTGGTGTGTCGTATGCTTTGGCGTAAAGCGGTGCAGCTTTTTGCTTTTGCTGATCCGTTAGATCTCGAAGCAATGTGTTGGTGTTTTGTAAACGCTCTTGCGCTGCCGCGGCTAAATCAGCAATAACACGATCGGACTGCGTGCGGACACGCTCTTGCAAGAATTCACCCTTTTCACTTTTGGCGGCACCAGGCACGTTTACTGCGCCTGACGCGCGAGACAATAATGATTCGCCGCCAATATCAGCAAGTGTCGTTGGTTTTCCTGGCGTCGATTGCATCAATCTTCGCTGCAATTCTTGCGGTGTTAATTGATCGCGTTCCATGCCTTGGATGATTAGCTGCGAAGCCTTTTGTTGCGCAGCAGCACCGCTTCTTCCCAAAACATCACGCGCTTTTCCAGCGCCGTAACCTATAAGACCCATAGCCGGCGGAACGGCAGCGCCTATGGCTCCGCCAAGGCCAGCGCCAACAGCCGCGCCTTGTAAGCGACTGGACATATCGCCTTCAGCTTGCCCTGCGCCGCCAAGCGCGCCACCGGCTGCGCCATAAAGCGCACCGCGGCTTACTTGCGCGCCAATGTTAGTGCCTTGCATAGCAGACGGTAATGCGCTGGTAACCGCTTGTGTGCTTCTGGTTACAGCTCCGGCAAGTTGCGGTGCGCGAGCGGCAACGGCTGGAGCAGCGGCGCCCATGGTTACAGCAGCCGGAAGCAATGCCCCCGCCAATTCTGATGACATGGCGGCAACAGGATTTTGCTTTTGATATTGCTTGATACCTTCTCTTACCGCTTCAACATTGTCTTGATAAGAGCCTTTGGTAAATGCTGCCTTGACCGCGGCTTCTATTTCATCAGAAAAGCCAAATGACAAGCCCTGCATAAATGTGCGAAACGCGCCGGCTTCAACCTCACCAACGCCACGTTTCATTCGACCCATGGCGGCAAGATAACGCTGTGGTGTGTAACCTTCCATCCGAATATAGGATTCCATATCCGTTTGTGGCGCGCCTTGCTCAAACATTTTACGAAGGTTTGCTGATACGCGTTCAATATTAGTCATGACTACTTCCTTGGCGTCAATCCGTATTGCTGCATGATATTCGGTACGGGTTGTGTAGGTAATGTCATAGGACTACCTTCATACCTAATCGTCGGGTAATTCATACCTTGTGCTGTGTACTGCTTCTTACGCTCTTCTTCAATGTTTAATATTTCACGCTTCAAGCCACTCAGTTTGGTTTGAATGGTCTTATCATCATCCGTTGGCAAAGGAATAAATGGCGCAAGTCGCGGAACCTCGGCAACAGGAACAGTAGCGCCTGATATATCTTTAATGAGTAAACTTCCAATGCGAGCAACGGCACCACGCGTTTCAACATTCTTTTGATCCGCCAATGGATCGCGTATGGATGACGGAAGTCTTCCTGTTACCGGCCCTGTTGCGCCAGGATTGTCTTGCACCAGCTTTATGGCGTTATCAATCGAATTGATATTGGCTTGATTCTTTACAAACTCTTCTGTCACCGCCGTTGGAATCTTTTGCCCTTCTTTCTTGAATTGCTCGCCACTCGGTCCATATACGGCAGTCGTTGGAGCGCCTGTTTTTGACACTCTAAATAGATTTCCAGCGGCGTCGGTTGTAATGTCAATATCGCCCTGAGCAAGGCGAGCGGCGCCTTGGTCAAGCTCTTGCTTTCTAAACCCTACTTGTTGGCGGTTCATCCACTTTCTTTCGCCAAACTCTCTTTCCGCCAAATCTTGAGCGCTCATTGCACGAAGGTTTTGCGCTGCTTCATAAGGTGACATTTCAACGTTATAAGAGTCAATCGTTTTTCCGCTGTTCTTATCACGAATAAGAATTTGATTGCCAGTCCTGATCTGCTCTTCGTCAGGCCTTGGCGATACATCTAGCACGCGTACACCACCACGCTTTCCAATGACGTAATTAACAGGCCTTCCGCCAATCATTCCTGTGTTTGCGCTCGTTCCAAACTCTTCTTGTTTAACATTTTCACCAATATATTTAACGGCTTCTGCATAAGGCATTTGCGAGGCAATAAGTTTTTGCTCTGGCGTAAGCGTTGCAAATGGCGTTGCAGCTGCAACGGCTTGTTCTTGCATCCTTGCCGCACCCATCGTTGGGCCTTGACCGCCAACCTCTAACGCTTTCTGTCCAGCGGCAAATTGTTGTGCCTCTGTTGGCTTTCCTGTTAGCGCTTGGCGTAACGCTTGTTCGCGCAATTGTTGTTGCTGCATTTGTTGAAACTGCGCACCAAGAATCTGTTGTTGCAACGCTTGCTGTCTTGCCTGTTGCAACCCTTCCGCGGCAGTGCCGCCACGCGCTAACGAAGATCCAATGTTTGCAAGCGTCATCCAGCGTTGGCGCATACGCTCTTCTTCATCCATTGCTGGCGTAGGCAATCCTGGTATCGTTGAAATGCGATCAAGTCCAGCGCCAAAACGTTGCAGGACATTTGGCGATGCACCTTGCATAGGTGATTCTGGCGAATTCGGCAGCGTGCTATACGATGGTCCGCCAAAAAGAAAGTCTAAAAGCGCCATATTTAACCCCTTGTGCGGCGATCAAGCTCTTTGACCGCTTCAACCAGCAAACCAGTGACTTCAGGATAATTAACCATCTTCATGCCGTTGCCGCCATAAGCCACGGCGTTTGGCATCACACGTTCAACTTCTTGCGCCATCACGCCGCCCGTTGGCATGTCGCTTCCTTTGTATTCGTATTCGTAACCATTCATGCCGCCAAGCGCAGCAAGTGGTGACTTCATCTTTGAAATGTTTTCCTTCATGCGCTTATCAGAAAACAGATAAGCAAGCGCCGCAACGTTGCTCAACCCTTGCCCAAACTGTTGTGCGCCGGAAAGGTTTTGCGTTGTCTGTTGCGTGCCACCCGATGGCATTTGCGTCAGACCTTGTTGAAGGATTTGCAATTGTTGAAGTGGATATTGCTGTTGGCGTAAAAAGTCTTGATACGCCAAATCCAGATTGGCTTGATTCATGGCTTGCTGTTGAGCGCCAACACCTTGCAGTCCTGCCGCGGCTTGTTGGCGTAAACCAATGTCTTGCGCACCGAGCGTAGCAGCCTGGCCAAATCCTTGCTGCGCTAATTGTGCCGCGGCTTGCGCGCCTGTTTGTAATGCCGCTTGTTGTTGCAACGCTTCTTGCACTGCTTGGCGCGTTCCGCCGTATGCGCCAGCTTTGGCGGCTTGCGCGCGGGTTTGCTGCTGTTGCATCAATCGTTGATTCTCGATGTTTTGCAGCGTATTCTTGATCACTTGCTCGTTATACGGGTTATAAAATTGCTGCATGGATTCGCCAAGACTTAATGGTGACTGGCGGATCGCTGCCATAGCTTCTTGCTGCGGTTGCGTAAATCCTGCAATCCTTGGTCCGCCATAAGCCTGATAAGGTTGCTGTGCAACTTGTTGGGCAAACGCATAATTCTGAAGCGCTGCTTGTTTGAATTCAGGATCAGGCTGGTAAGTTGATGTTGATCCGCCGCCGCCTTTACTCATTTCTTCAACTCCTTGGACATAACAGCCCATTTCTCTTGATAACCTTCATCCGCCAAAAACGAACGAATCCAACCTCGTCTTCCGGCTAACGTAACTCGTTGACATCCGATTGATTCGGCCCAATGCTCAATGATTGGACGCATACGCGCGAGTTCTTCGAGGTTCCCGCCAGCAAGAAAATAGTGCAGCGCTTTGAGGCGAGGGTAAACCTGAATCTCTGTGATGACTGCTGACTGCGCACCTGGCCAAAACTGCATCGTTTTGGCGGTAATTGCTCGTTCAATATCGTCGATATTATGCGTGCCGCCGCTGTATTGCAATGCGGATTCAATGATCGGTATGCAGCGTTTCCAATTGGCGGCATCAAAGGCATTCATGATGTCGCCAGCAGTCCATTGTTGACAAACTGAGGTTGATTGATCGTTGACAATAAACCTTGCACTGGCGCGCCACCCGTCAACTGATTCAAGTAAAAGTCATACGGTTGAAGTTGAACGTTTTGCGCTGCCGTGTTGTAACCAGAGAACAGTTGCGCTTCAGGTGATGATCTGATCGCTTGGCGTATGTCACCGATTGATGTGCCTTGGCCATACACATCACCAAGCCAATAGTTGTAATCGGCTTGCGTTGGCGTGCGACCCAACGACATGCGATATTCACGATTCAATAAGGCTTCGGGTGACGTGCCAATGCTTTCCTGAATCGCGCCAGCGTCAATACCTTTGGCTAATTCGCCGCCCCAATAATTTAAGTCGGCTTGCGTTGGCGCGCGTCCTAGCAAACCTTGATACCAACTCGTGACTTGTTGGTTGTATGCAGCTCGATCATCTTCTGGATAATCGCCAATTGAATCATTACCAGATCCAATCAAATCGACCAAAGCATCAAGACCTTCTGTGTTTTGGTTGTTTGTGTAATCTGTATCAACCGTATCCTGGCCTTCAATGACAATATTTTCTTGCTGACTGCCGCCAGGTTTGATCGTTGCCGATCCTTTTTTGTCATCAACCACTGTATCGTCAAGCAAGCCACCACCGCCACCAACAGGCGCACCACCTCCAGCGCCACCACCGGTAACATTGTCATCAACGGTGTCATCCGTGTCCGCATCATCACCGGCTGTTGTGTCTTCGCCAGTGATCGTGTCAATATTTCCACCTCCGGCAGGCGGTTCACCTGAATAGGTCCGCCACTTTTCGCCAGAAACAATCTGGATTGGCGTTTCTTTGCCAGTGTTGGTAAATAGCAACGATTCAGGTCCAAAGCCATAACGTGTGTAATCACCAGTGAATGGCGTATAAGTGCGACCCGCTAAACCTGTTGCTGTGATGCCTTGCATTTGCCTGTTGGCGCCGGCTTGCCTTGCAGCGTTGATCGCTATTTCGGGTTGCGCTGAACGCATAAACTCGGTACGCAATGCAGCAGGTGATGCCAACTCACCCTGCGCCCATTGCCAATACGCCACTTCATCAGGATTCGGTGAACGTCCAAGCGTTGACGTGTAAAGCTCTGGAATGGCATCGCGCAGAAACGCTCCGCGTAATTGCGCCGGTGTCCACTTTTCGTTATTGGCGGACATGAGCCACCAATTGACTTCATCGTCACGCGGCGCGCGGTTTAACGTTTGCTGATAGAGCGTTTGAATGTCTGCTTTCGTTGCCATGTTTTGCCTCTAAATTGACGTTGCCGTGATCACGCCAAGATTGCTGACCGTAATGCTATACCGCGTTCCATTGGGTGAGCGCAAAATCAAGCGCGCACCTTCAACAAACTCGACATCCTGCAACTTCTTCAGATTCAACGCATCAGCGCTTTCAATGGCTCGATTGCGTTCGCGCTCAATGGATGCCGAGTAATCTTGTGGCGGATTGGGTAGTCTCATCGTCCGCTTCCCGCTACAGCATCCAAACGAATCGTTCCGACACGCCAATCAGCATCAGCATTGCCAACAACGCGCATCGCTACCTGGCGACCCGTAAACCTTACATTGGTGTAAGGTTGCATCGAGTAAGGGCCATACGTTGTTGACGATGACTCCGGCGTTGACTGCGTATAAAACGTTAACTTCACCTGGCCCTGTGATTTTTCATCCGGCAGCACTTGGCGGACCGACATGAAACGATCACCAGCTCCAATTTCAACTGGACCTGATTCGGCGTAACGCGTGGACGTGATGGGCGTGCCGTTGTTAGTCCATCCGTTTTCGTGTTCGTATAAGAACCCGTCAGTGCCAACGGATAGCGGGTTGGTGAACACACCGGCATCCGTCCAGCATGTTCTCGCCAATTCGCCAATCGCCCAATGGTTTTCGCGGTAATTCCAAATCAGATAACGATTGCACTCATTGCTATCTGCTGACGGGTAAAACCACCACACTTCACCAAAAGCCGAATTGTGTCCCGAATAAATCTTCGCCACTTGATCAAGGTTGATGTCGGTAAAGACATAATCGCCAACGCTGCATGGCAATGGTTGAAGTTGGCCATTGAATAAGAAAAACGATTTATCTGACATCCAAACGGCGCCGCCTTCAATCACGGCAACGGCTTGCGGACCAATCAAACCGCAAAACGAACCAACCTTTTCTTGACCATATACCAATGGCGGACCAAGATAATTCATGACGTGCGCGTCCGTTTCGGTCAAGATCAACACCTGACCGCGCACGCGTTTAGCCGCCAAAATGCGACCGTTGGTTTGAAGCTCTAACGATCCCGCGGTATTTGATCCTGATGGCGTCCAGGTTGTGTTGTTTTCCTGGTCAGACCATTGCACTAAACGCGGGTTGCCGCCAGCGCCAAGCGCAAACATATAACGCTCTGGCGTGACAATAAGTGCCGTGTTATCCGTTGGCGCATTCGTGATGACAGCGGCAATCGAGCCAACGTTGTTTTGCCACTCGTACAACTTGCCATCGCTATTAGCGCAAGCGACAAGATATTCGCCCCAATTATCTAGCGTCCACGTTGTCGCGTCTAACTCAGCGCCAACAGTGCGCTTGGTGCCATAAGTGCCTAAACCGTAATTCGCAGCGCCGTACCCATAACCCGTGAATGAGTTTTGACGTCCTACTGTGTAACCTGATGGCGTGATGTCATAGAAGTTGCCGCCATTCCAAACGTAAAGTTTGGAGTGCGTACCAACGGCAAGCCAACGATCATATTCGTTATCGCGCCAACTGAACATGCCGCGCGCTGAACCTGAAAACGTATCGCCTGACGCTTTCACCCACCCGCCAATCGGGCGCATCGTTCCTTCGTACCAGCGCACAAGATTGGAATCCCAATACCTTCCCGCGGCTTGGTAATTCGTGCCGTTCCGGTACACCCCTGGCGGAATTTTTAACGGTGCAAGCATGGCGTTATCTCATCATCATGGCTTCGGCTTCGCGTCTTCTCGTGAGGCCACGCATGACGCGTCCGCGTGCCTTGTTCCACTTTACGCACTCCTCTCGCGCGCCAGCCCAATCGCCGGCGTCCACACGTCGCTTAAAGGTTGAAATCCGATAATTGCCCAAGCCACAATTGTAGACCCATGACAGGACAGCGGCGAATCGGCGCGGCGCTGCGGAAAGTATGGTGGGCGATGCTTTAATGAGTGCCATGGCAAAGTGCCGAAGATGAGCGTCCAAACGGCTTTCGCATTCCGCCATCGTCCAAACGGTTGTTGGTGTAACGTCTGGACCTGTTGTGCCAAAACCTATCGTCCAAGGATCACCACCGCTACCAGGATCAGGGTAAGCCGCCACATGACCATCGGGTAAACGCTTTGCGCACCCCTCAAACGGGATGACTAGCAACGTTTTGGCGATTTGGATGCCTTCGTTCATTTGCCGTACTTCTCAATCGAGCGACCAACGAACCAGAATGAAATGCACATGCTGAACAAACCAAAATCGTCAGCGTCCCATGTTTGCGTCAGCACTTCAGACCAACTGGCGTTCGTTTGAAAGGCAATGCAAAGCGCCGCAACTTTGACTGCGGCATACATGAAAAACAACGCCCAAGTGATGCCAGGTCTAACTAATGCGCTGATGGCCGCCACAAACCAACCGGCCGATTTGGCGGTTTCAGCTTGCTCATTGAACGCTGCCTTGATGGCGTCCAATTGTGCGATGGAATGATCAACATACTTTTCTTCCATACGAAACTGACCTTTGACTTTCTCAAGATCAGTCTGTAGTTGAAACATATTCAACTCATGGTTGCGCTCGTTCTTCTTATCCATGAACTTGAGAATCTCTGGCGCGAGTCGGAATAGTCCGCCAAAGATCGAACCAAGTAAGCCACCGGATAAAAGATCAAACATGTCAGTGGAAAAGTTTTAAGTTAGTGTTGACAAGCAAAAGAATGATTGCGCCGGCTGATGCAATCAATATTTGCTCTAAGCGTTTAAGTCTTGCGTTGATGCCTGCGTAACGCTCGGCGCAGACCGCCTCATGAGTTGACAATTTAGCCTCCACGTCTTTAGCGCTAGCGTTGGCATCCATGGTTTATGCTCCAAGCGAGTCGCCGCCAATGCTGTCAGCGGTGACAACTTCAACAATGATTTCTTCCGTAGCAGTCACCGGATAAGCGCACTCCACCCACGCTTTATCGCCGTGATTCCAGTTCCACTGGTAACCTGCCCTGTCTGCTGGCTTTGGTGGCCGTACCACCCACTCATGCGACCACCAAATAACTTCCATACCTTCAGGGCAGTCCGGTGCATCAGGCACTTGTACCCAACCCTCTGTGCCGTCAGTCTCAGGCTTGGGAATACTTCCGTTTTTACTGTAGAGCATGGTGGGCCTCACTGAACTGGGAAGGGTGCGGTTGGTGATGCAGTGATGGTTCTTGCTTGACCAATCGTTATGCGGAAATCATCAACGTAGCCAGTGTAATAAAGGCCGTTGTAATCACCACCTCTCCCGATAGCAAAACCAAAAGAAGCATTTCTGTAGGCTCCCGCTGTTGGGCTTGCTGTTCCATCGGAAGAGCCGTTAATGTATTGAGTAAGAGTTCCACCATTTCTTACAACGGCAACATACGTCCAAGTGTTTTGGGAAATGCTAGCAGTAGATGTTGCGGTGACAGATGATCCGCCTATACTAAACGTAAAAGATAGTTTATTTGCAGATGTAATTTCCCATAACCAATTGTCGCTACCTGCAGCACTAATTGAACCGGCAAAAACCATTCGGGTGCTTGTCGCTGTTGGATATATCCAGCACTCCATCGTGAAGTTGCCGCTTAACTGGTTAAGCAATACATCGTAAGGCTTATAAAGATAATCACTTGTTCCACTCTGTGGGAAACGCATTGACCCACCACCCCACTTGCTCTGTGCAGTGCTGATCTGTGCATTGCCCTCTGTCTCCAGCACGTTCTTCGCAGTGGCATCGACGACACCAGCGTTGGTGAAGTTGAGTAAATAAGCTGTGTTGGTAATGGCAGTAAAAGGTGCTGTTGGAACAGTGATGCTCGTGTTACTAACTCCATAAACATCGGAACCCTTAACAACACGCAAGCCAGATAAGTAACCGTTTAGATAGTCGCCATTGTTAAACCTACCAGTGGTGATCACTCCCGTTCCCCATTGATCTTCCGTGGTAATTGTTCCATTGGCTACTCTAGTTCCATTAAGCCAAATAGAAACAGTCGTTCCTGAGCGACCCCATGCAACATGATTCCATTGATTAAGTGTTAGTCCAGTTGATCCAGCAATACTTGTCCCGTTCCTTGACAGATATCGTGGGTAGCCTGTGGTTCCGTTTATGCGCCATACAGTGTAATAAGTCCCATCAAAATCTGTTCCGTATATTTGCATGTCACTTGAAAATGAAAGCGGATATACCCAACATTCAACTGTATTGGTTGTGTTGTAAAGATTAAGCGCAGTGACATTAGGGGTTGTTAAAGAATCCCCACTCCCATCAAAGTACCCGCTACCACCCACTGCGGCAGCACTGTAGGAGGACGTTGGTGCGAAGGGGGAGAAGGGGGTTATTGCTGCGCCGTTGTTGGGGGTTACGGTTAGCGTATTTGAGCTTGCATCACGGAATCGATTGTATTGAAATGTTAATAAAGAAGTACCTGAAACAGCGGTATACGGTGATGTTGGCGCAGTTGTTGATAAAGCTGTCGTTGATCCTTTTACAATTTGCAACCCCGACAAATATCCTAATAACGGATCGGAAGAGCCTAAATCGCCACTTATATAAAGTAATGAACTTGTTGGGTTATTAATTGTTGTCGGTGTTGTTCCAGACACTCCAGTGCCGTTTACATACACATTCCCAGAAGTTCCAGAACGTGTCACACAAACCCAATTCCAAGCAGAAATTTGCAATGCCGATGTATTGTTTGTAATTATATAACCTGTTGTACCTGAAAAGCATCGCAAAGAAACTTGATTGGAAGATTCAATATGAATAGCGTAGCCATAATTAGAGTTAGAGGCACTACCGTTTTGCCACTGCATAACTCTTCTAAATGTGCCTCCTGCTGTAAGGTATACCCAAAAACCAATACAAAAATCGGCTGTTGATAAATCTAAAGCGGCACTATTAGCAACGCTTACATAGTCATTGCTCCCATCAAAGTAAGCACCCCACCCCGTCTGTGAGAACGGGCTAAAGGTTCCCTGCGTTGTGTCACCGTTGCGGGTGATAGGCCATCCAGTGCCGCCGTTTGCCGTGCTGGAATCAACGAAGGAATTGTTGGTAGCGCCGTTGGTGCCGTTGCCGGGGAGCAGCAGAGAGACAAGGTTGAAGTATTGGTCTTTAATCAGGCCGGACGTGAACCCATAAACGTTGGCAATTGCCGCGCCAAGTGTTGAAAGAACAGGCATGTTTTCTGCTCCTTAAGCAAACTTGGTTTGGCTCGCCAAAATCGTGTAAGTGCTGGCGGCTGTCTTCACAATGCTAAACACATAAGCATCAATGGATGACGCATTACCCGCTGAAGGCGCCGTTCCTTGTTGCCACTTCACGCTAACATTAGTCGTTGTACCGTCAACCTGGAAACCAGTCGGGTAGTAAGCCGTTGATCCATTCGTTACCAGGAACGCGCAAGTAATCGACTGGTTCGTTGTGATGAAGTTATTAAGCGTTGTTGCTGCATCACCGCGAAAGTTAAACGTCCAATTGGCTGAAGCGTTTGACGTGTAGTAATTAACGGCACGCTCGGTCAGATCAACGTTCACCGTTCCCGTTGCTTGTGTGGCTGCAACATTAGCCGTTTCAACAACAGGCTTAATCACCATCTTGCCTGATGCCGTTACAACGTCTGTCGTTGAATCGCCAAGCGTTGCATTACCTGACGCTGTAAGCGTTGTGAAAGATCCGGCACCGGCAACGGTTTGTCCAATCGAAACACCGTTGATCGTTCCCCCGCCCGTCATGTTGCCGCCAAGCGCAAGCGTCTTGCCCGATCCAACGTTTAAGCCAACGCTCGTGCCGCTACCCGCGGAAGCGAATAACGCGTCGAGCGTATCCATGTTTGTGTTGAGTTTGTAACCCCAAGTGTCTGTTGACGCGCCAACTTCAGGCTTGGTAAGTGAAAGGTTACTGGTGGTGGTATCGGCCATTTTTATTTACCTCTTACGCGGCATCTCGCCACGGTGAATTGATGGGTGTCCAAGTATTTGTTGGATTGGTAACGTCAGTCCAAATCGTGGTGACGGGTGTGATGGGTTCCCACTTGCGTTCGCCATTGGCGACCATCTCAGAAACGCTTGCTGCTCGCGCTTCGGCATACCAAGTGGATGTTGGGTCAGCCGTAAATCCTGACTCGGCTTCGGAAAACGCTGAATTGCCAATGTCAACATCAGCCGTTGCCGTGGCTGAAGATTCGGCTGCGGCTGTTGCCATGCCGCTTGAGAATGTTTCAGCGTCAGCCGTTGATGCGCTTGTCGATGCGGCTGTG